ATCTTTCAAGCATATCTTTGCTATGGTAAGAACCATCAACAAGTTTTACTTCTGATAATTTACGATTTAGTGTTTGTACTGTTTTTTGTCGAATTGGAAATTGGGGATATTCAATATGATGTCCCAATGGCTCATCTGATCTAACAGTATTTTTAATAATGTCAAAATTATCTCGTAAATATTCTCGAGTCCATTGAATAACACCTGAAGGCACAGGACCAGCCATGATATTATTGTATCTTGACAAAGGTTCAAGGTTGTCTGCATGAGTTGGAACGTAAAGATCGCATATTGCCGCAAGTATGCCGGATAAAGCAAACCAATGGTGATTGTCAAAGTCCCAAATTACAAAAACAGATGTAGGTGATCTTAAATAAAGTTCAATTAAAGCTGTTAGCTCATTATTTACCATCACATTATTGTTACTTAGTATAACAATAGAATTTTCAAATATCTTAGGTGCATTCTGCATGCTAAAGAAATGAATATTTGCGTCAGATGGCTTATATCTAACAGCATGAAAAATATGATCTGTCAAATAAATTTGACCTGAAAATTTTTTCTTTAAATTGTCTTTAAGGTAACGATTTTTTTGATTTTTTGCACGAACCATATTGTATAATACGTCATGCTGTGATATAGCACTTGTACCTGCAATCGTCTGTGCAATTTGTCCTGCTAAACTATTTGCATCGTTTATAAAAGATGGAAAATCATTAGCCGGTGGCGGCATATTGTAAAATACAGACATTAACGACCCCTGCCAACTTTCTTTTGAATCGCCTTATTAATCATTGGCACATTTTTTGGTCTTGCAGACTTAACCATTGTTTGCAAATCTGCTAACGGTTTTGAATGAAGTTTTGGTTTACCAGATTTGGTAGTGTTTGGATCGCGTTCTTTATGATTAGCCATATCAACTCCTTTAAATAATAACTAAATTATAATATCTAATTCTATAAATGTCAACAGAAGTGCGGGATTGCCCCGCACTTTTTCATAACTATATTAACCAGCTGCGCCGGCTACTTTTTCTTTAGTACGTCCATAAGCAGCAATACCGAGTACGGCACCCATTGCTATATGATATAACCCTGCACCTTGCAGTGTTAATGGTTGCCATTGATTTGTGACTGCACCATTACTTAGTGCTTGTAACAATGACCATAGTACTGGGAATAGTACAAAATCAGCTGTACATGTCGCCATGTAAACCCATCCCATTGCTGGTCGCCATTTTTTGTTAATCCAATCTGAATTATCATTTTTAACTAATACATCGGCGCCTTCTTGCATAGCGCCGCCGGTGCTTTTCAACATATCAGGGTTACCTGATACATATCCTGCGGGCGGAATTGCATTAGTATTAAATGGAGTAGGGTTCTTTTTCTCCTCGTTTGCGTGTTCGTCCCATGCTGGCATAATTTTCTCCTTTTATTATTATCATACGCCACCACAAAATCATACTATAGACTTAACTGGCTTTTTTCTTTCTTCCGCGCTTAACGGTTTCTTTAACTTCGGTCACTACTGCTTCAGCTTTCGCTTCAACTTTGGCAACTTCTTCTTTAATTTCAGTTTTTGCTGCTTCAACTTTTTCTTCTGCTTTAGCAACTATTTGATCGATCTCTTTAGAGATAACATTATTGTCTTTTTGGTTGGTCATATGTAGCATGTACGCCAAAAAAGCAACAACTGCGATAATGATGATGATAATTTCCATTTTGTATTTCCTTTAAATGATTAAAATTCACGGCCAGACATAGGCCATACTGTTATTTATACCCAGCCTTCTATTGCAAAATCGTTAGCGAATGTTTGCACTTTGAATCTGCTTGGCAATTCGTCAAAAAATCCAATTTCTTCAGATGTTTTATCTAATACGATGTTTGGAAGACCTTCTAGATCTCCGGCAAACACAATACTTAATGTACAATAGTCTGTATTTTTGGAAAACGAATTTTCTTTGTATCGGTCTTCGTAAAACCCCATAGGATATAGATCGCCTTTAAAATCTATACCAATTTCTTCTTTGATTTTTCGGCGTGCAGCCTCTACAGCTTTTTCGCCTTTATGGATTCGGCCACCGACTGGCCAAAAAACCCCTTTGCAGGGTTCTTCAGTTCTTTTGATTAATAGAACTTTATCATTATATCTCAAACACACGTCAACACATAAATTGACGGTGCTATTAATAATTTGTTTATATTGTTTTTCTGGTATGATCATAATCTATATTTTATGTGTCAAAGATTTTCTAAGTTACTGCTTGTTTTTTCTTCGCCTGCGCCTAAAACACACGCCAATCTAGCATCATACTCAATCACAGTCCATGATCTTTTTTCTTTATTTGCTAGTAATGTAATATGTGTATTGTGTACTGTTTTGCCTACCCAAATTGGTTTTTCTTGGTGAATATCTAAGAAATAATTCATAACGGTTTGTGCGTCAGAACATTTCATTGGTTTGGTTAAATCGATAATCTCCTGGGCGTTTGCTATAGAGCTAGTTAGGCAGAATAGGAACGCCATTGCTATTTTTCGCATAATGGCTCCTCATTTAAATAAGTATTTATTCCTTATCTACGAGGTTATTTTTAAATATTTGCCATGCATTCTCCCAGCTCCATCTTTTACTACCTTCAACCACTTTTTTTCTATCAAGTTGTAAACATTTATCTACAGAAATTACTAATCCTTGGTCTAGCGATGACATATATCCGGTCAATCCCTCTTCTATTACATCTTTTGGGCCAGTTACAGAATAGGCAGCTACAGGAGTGCCGCATGCCATTGCCTCTATCATAACTATTCCAAAAGTTTCCCATTGACTTGGAAATACAAACACCTCTGCATTTGCATAATATCTAGCTAAATCTATTCCCGTTTTGTATCCGGTGAAATGTACATCGGGGTATTTCTTTTTATAGGTTTCTAACATAGGACCATCGCCCACCATAACTTTAAGATATCCAGGATAGTCCAGTTCAAAAAATGCTTCTAGATTTTTTTCTTTACTAACACGACTAACACATAATATGTATTTAGAAACAGTTTCTGCTCTGTGTTCTGGTTTAAAAATAGTTCTATCTACACCTCGCGTCCAAGGAATAACTTCTGTACCAAAACCTTGCTCTTTTAATTCATTAACCATCGTGGTTGTAGTGGTCAATACCTTACCGCTATGCTTATGGAACCAACGAACTAAAGGCCAAGTAATGGCTTCAGGTACGCCAAACAACTTTCTAATTCCTTCTGGAAACTTAGTATGATAAGCAGTGTTATAGCGATAACCGCGTTTGTCAAGATATTGTCTAGCACACAGACCCACAGGACCTTCGGTGGCGATATGGATATGATCCGGATTGATCTCCTCAAATATCTGGCCCATTTTCCAGGGAAAGGCAATCTTGACTTCGTTGTAGCCAGGGCAATCAACATAGCGGAACCTCCCGGGATCAAGATATACAACACGATAGTTGTCCCGAATCGCACACGCTTCAATATTTTTGTAAGTGGTAACAACACCATTTATTTGATTAGGTAAGTTATCTGTGACGATTAGGATTGTTTTTGACATACACCTTCAACCTTAAAGCTTTTAAATTTTAAATCATATTTCATTGTAGATAAAACTTGTTCACATGTTTTCTGATCATTAAACATTAGTTCAATTCTCCCCGGTTGATCTTTTGGATTCTGCGAATGTATTGCTAGTAATATCATTAGCCACATTATCCTTCTCCTTGGTCCAGGTTATTATTTCCCAATGCCCATCCCAATGTTCAACTAATGCAGTACAAGACTCAACCCAATCGCCGTCATTCATGTATATAACACCATTGATTTCTTTAATCTCTGCGTGGTGTATGTGTCCACATATCACGCCATCGAAGCCACGCTTCTTACAGTAGTTGGCTAAATTTTCTTCAAACTTAAAAATAAAATCTACTGCTTTTTTGACCTTTCGCTTAAGAAACATGCTAAGGCTAAAGTACCCAAAACCAAAACGATGACGAATCCAATTAAATCTGCTGTTGAGGCTAAGTATGAAATCATATGCTTTATCTCCTAAAAATGATAACCATGGCGCCAATCTTGTAATGCCATCAAACAAATCACCGTGTACTACTAGATAGTGTTTACCATCTGCACCTATATGTTCTATTTGATTATGTATTTCTATTAGGCCAAAACTAAAACCATATGGTATCATTGGTCTTAAGAATTCATCGTGATTGCCTGCAATGAATATTACTTTAGTGCCACGCTTGGCATGACCTAATACTCTGCGTACTACGTTGGTGTGCGATTGTTTCCAACGCCATTTGTTTTGTTGTATTTTCCATGCATCTATTATATCGCCGACTAGATACAATGTATCACATGAATTATGTTTTAAAAAATTATTTAGTTTATCTGCTTGACAATCTTTCGTACCTAGATGTACATCACTTATAAAGATTGATCTATATGTCTTTTGCATATAGTTAATACTTATATTTTGCCACCACAATGCGGACAGTTTTGCTTATGATCTTCTCTTCCTTGTTTGACTACCTTTTTTAGGCGTTTGGCATCGCGCAATGCACTTTTAATAGTGGTTCTACATCTTTCAGATTTAGATTTTTCCAATTCTTTTTTTAAAGTGTCTCTTAGTTTATTGAGTCTACCTTCAAAGATATCTAAGAATCCCGATAGTGTTTTCGGATTGTCGCTCATATTGTTAACCCTTATTTTCAATATTTATTTGGCAACAAAACTGACATCTAAATTACCATGAGGATTCGTCAACCAACGTCTTTACGATTGCAACATGATCACCATTTAAATCAGCTTCAATACTACATTTAACGATCGATCCGATGCCAGATGAGTTATCTGATGTAAGTGTCAAATAATATGAATCAGGATATTTGTCGATGAACTTTTTGATTACCTCAATGTCATCTCTGTGTAAGTGAATTGTTTGCATATTAGAAAAAATAATTTAAAACTGAAAGTAAATTAAGAACAAAACAGATACCGCCCAACAACCATCCAAAAAATGATTCGGATTCAATTACCCATTTTGCTGCCCATATAGTGAAAAGTATATTAAGAACGATCATTGTTCTTCAACTCCGAAATGTTCTTTGATCGTTTTAGCACACTCTCTTTGTCCTTCACGGATTGCTTCATTTGCCTTGACACTATCTAACCAATCACTGCATGTGTCAGCACGATGATTGATAATATCAGCACATTTAAGAACAATCAACTCGGCGAACTTTTCTGGATCATCAATGGTATACTCGGGCCAAGTGTGCTGATTGCCGCTATTATAGTGACCGCCAGCCTGCGACCAAAGTTCTTTAATTCGTTCATTCATAGTAGATCTCCAACATCCATTGTCTCCATTCTATAGTATTCGGTATCATACAAAGTCTCCAGGTTTTTCAACGCCAGTTTTCAGCACCGAGTCCGTGTTCTTCTCCTTGAGTTTGGCCTCGTGGGCATCAAGCAAAGCAGCTGTCTTGTGGCCGTATTTCTCAAAAAGTTCGAACATTTCCTCATCCGTCAGCCCTACCCATGTGCGCTGTGGCTGGGTGTAGAGGGGTTCAAGCAAATAACTATCCCCGCTAGTGCGAATAAATTCCATTGCATCCAGCTTGTCGTGATATAGCAAAGCACCATATCGCCACGCCACAGGCTCTTGCTCTGCCGTTTGCAATCTTTCAAGCTCATCTGCCGCTTGCAAGATGACTTCTTTAGGGCAGTACTCGTGGTTCAAGCGTAAATCTTCTATCAATGCTTTTAATTCATCTTTTGTCATAGTTACTCCACAGTATAGGGTTGATTAACAACATCAGTCCATCCATTCATACTAAACTCATCGAATACCGCAGCTCTTGACGGGCCTCTGAGTTTGGATACGGTGATTTGTTCTCGTATCTCTTCGATATCCAGACGATTCAGATACGTACCGATAAAGAAACCCTGAATATTTGTCATCCCTCTGAGCATCCCTGGGTTAGTCACGTAACGGTATGCTCTACGATCTAGACCCTTACGACGCAGCCACGCTTCGTATTCCTGGGAGGTTCCAGCCACGATATATTTAATAACAAACGGTTGTGTCATAGTAACGAGCGGCTGTGTCATAGTTTTGTTTCTGAGTAGATTTTTCTGGAGGAAATTTTTTCAGGATGAGATGTGTAGAGAAGAACTGGATTAGACTTAGAATTTTGCTGGGAAATTTTTTTGATTGGACTTTGTGAGAATAGAATTGGATGGATAATATAAGCAGGTCGCTATAGCCTATATAGGCCTGAGGCGTTTTCTGTAGCATCATTTAGGGGGGTCTATTCTGTTGGTCTAGGCAATCTAGGCGGGGCTATGGGTTCCGGCATGTCTTCTGCTACACGCTTAGAGATCTTCTCTCCGGCTTGGTCCATGTAATAGTACGCTATCATAGCAGCCTCACGGCCGGTGCTCGTGAAGGCCACCCAGCCTATGAAGATGCCCCATAAGAAGTTACTCACGCTATTAGGCCTTTGAAGGGATTGCGTGCCATGTCCTCATTGTAGAGACGTTCGTCGATGTGTGCTAACACCTGCTCTACGAGCTCTATGTCGATGTCGGTCATTGCTGCAATGCTTGTTGCTGTGAAGCCTGCTTCATACAGGGGCTCTATATCGAGAATCAAATCGGTGAACTTGCTCATGCTTTATCCTTATGCGAATTCGTAGAACTTAACGGTGGGGTCAATTGACATCAGTTGCTTTGCTACTGTGGTCAGTTGCTTGTGACGAGCTCGGACTGTTGCTGCGGGCAATTCGCCGTCGCATGTCAGGTTCTCTGGGGAGAGCTCTGCATCAATCATGTTAGCAACACGCTGACGGTCACCCGCTTTCGTGATGTCTAGATAGTTGGCGTTCTTGTTGAACAGTGAATGCCATTTGTTCTTTTGATCTACGTACGCTTTGAGTTCTTTCATGTCTTTTCCTTTGTTGCTATGTCTCGATTATAACACCGTTTCTGGGCCGTGTCAAGAATAACCCTTTCGGGCCATGGGGTATTATGCACCCTGTGTAATCACATACTTAGCCAAATTCTTCCACGCGCCACCCTCTGCACGGATCTTGGTCGTTGCGATCAATGTTCGCAAGCTCAAGTTCTTGATGCTGTTCATGTTCTCACGCAAGAAGTCAATCGCATCTTGTTTGAAGCCTTTGCTATACTCTTCCAAGAACTCTGGGTCTGCAACCAAGACTTCCATGCGCTCGATCTTTTGCGCTTGGGTCATGCTTAAGTCCACGCACATTGCTCGCGAACGAACTGCTTGGTCCAAACGCTCGAGGTCTTTGTTGCTAATGAAGATGATTGTACCTGTGAACTTGAATGTGCGGGGCAGGTCTTCATCGCGCATGTCTGCGTTCCAGGAGATCCAACGATCACCATATGAGTCAAGCGCACCTTTGAGCAAGTTCAACGCTGTGGGGTCTGTCAACACACTGTCGCAGTCATCGAACACTAACACTTGGCCGTTGCCCTCGAACAGCGTGCGATACAAGCCCTTTGCTGTAGAGAAGCCTTTGATCACTTTGTAGGACTTAGGTGTGTTAATGCGAGCACCGATCTCGAACTGTGCGAGGTCTGTGGTGTCTGCCATACCATTGGTCTGCAGAGCTTTCAACACTGTGTGTGTCTTGCCCAGACCACCCTGGCCTGTGATGATCGCTGATGCAATGGTCTTTTTAGCGACCATGCTGACCATTTGCTCTACGAACTGGAACCGCTCGTTGATGCCAAACTCTGATGCTTTCTCGGTGACATTGTTCTCGACAGTGCCAACAACGAATCCCAGCTTAGCCAACTGATCTTTTACATATGACTCATGACGTGAACGCGAAACCATTTTGCCGTCAACAAAACCCTCGAAACGATTCTTCTGAGCATTGTGCTTGATCACTACTTCCATTGCTGTTTCCTTTTTGCTGTTCATGTGCTTATTATAATGCCGTTTGATCAGACCGTCAAATCTTTATCAAAAGACCTTTCAAATTGCTCGGGTACTATCAAAGTGCCGCCATATGCATTCTGATACATTTCAGCAACCGCGGCTAAGTAGAATGTATACACTTTACCATTTGGGGTAATTAACGTATATTCCATGGTCTACTCCGCTGTTGCTATGCCTCTATTATAGCATAGAGTAAGGATGAGGACAAGCAAAGACCCTGTGTTTGAGTAGGGTATGGGGATTGTGCAAGTGTGCAAACAAGGGAGCTAGACTAAAGCTTTCTTATTATAATAGAAAGTTATTAATCTAGCGGGCTGGGGATTAAACAGAAAGCTTTATAATAACTCTGTTTTAAGATTGCTGGGGCAATTATAATCATCTGGGATTCTGGTCGTTTCCTCATAGGCCTAACGTACTCTGGTCTTTCTCTACGATCTCTATACTTTTCAGCCATAAATACACCGTCTAGTATAGGCTCGATTGCGCTTATAAAATATTACGTTTCTTTGCTATAGCAGCATCTTATATTGCTATATCGTTACTTAGCAGTATCTAGATTACGCCAAAATCCTTTTTAATAATAGATAAACCAGCCTGTTGCTATCCATTTCTCTTGAGTTTGTGATATAACTCCTCTATGGGTAAATGTAAAGTCTGCTGGCCAGATCACACTTAAACCCTTTTTTGCTTCCAGTTTAACGTCTTGAAACAACCATTCTGTACCACCGTTTTCGACGTCGTTTAGATACGTCATGTATACTAATTGTCTGTCGCTGTTACCGTTGTCTCTTTCCCAATGCCAAATTTTAAACCCGCCACCTGGTGGATAATGTTGTATGTTATTTTGCATTGCAGTTCGAAGCTTTAAATGACCTATGTTATAGCGCTCTCCATACTCTTTATATCCTACATTTAATGCATTAAAATACTTCTTGATTGTGGGGTGGTTGGAACTGGAGAAAAACTGTACATCCTCGGAATCTTTGATAGTCTTATCAATTCTATAATCTTTATTTGTTACTCCAAGACTCTTGTACTCAGTATTGTCTTTATGATACTGTATCATTTCATCACACAAATCCTCATCTATATGGAATTTGTAAATGAACTGTTCCTTCAGCATTTCGCCTACTCGTTGCATTATGATGTCTCTGTTCGGAGCATTCTTATCAACAAGCTCTTCAAACTTCTGCAGATTATTGTTAAACATTATTCTTTGATTGCCTAGCAGCATATTCTTGAGCAGCCTTGTCAAGTTGTCGAATTCGTTCGTTCATTTTGTTTCCTTATGCGGCTTTTGCAAAATAACGGTAGGGTAGGCCTAACAAGAAACAGAGGTACTCGTCGTCACCGTTGCTACCTTCTGCTTCGTGGAACCAACGTATGGCCGTTTCGCGAGTCTTAGCACCGGACTCGATGAAACTCTGAACCTGTGCTTCAAAGCGTGCTATGGCCTTAGCTTGTGACGCTTTCTGTTCTTTATAGTTGGCTTCGATGGCTTCTGCTAGATACACGAATTCTTGTTCAAAATCTGCTTCTGTCCAAGATGTGGTATCTATACCTCTGGGACGCATGCCATGTGCATCTTTGTACATATCCGAGTACTGACAATGATACTGCTCTAGTGTTGTCATCTCTTCCCAGCTCTTGAATGTTTCCATTGTTTGTTCCTTTTTGCTGTTCATGCCATGATTATATGTGCTTTTGGACAAGGTGTCAACCGATAACCCTTTGGGATTATGGGTTACTGGGGATTGCTTCAACCTGCTCAAGAGCGCCAAAGTAGAATGCTCGCCTGTTCGAGACCATGCGTGCTGTTCTCGATGTTTTTTTGACGAACTCAACGCCATTCGATTTGAAGTGCTGGCCGTGTGCTACAGTTCTAAACGTCATCTTCATAGTTGTCCTGTCCTTGTGAAGTACTCTAATGCTTCTTTTGCTTCTGATCTAAATTCATACCAACCTGCTGTCTCTTCTGTGAGGACATTCATGATTGCGTACATGTCATCTATATAAACGATTTGCCACATACTGTCTCCTTACACCAAATCAACTTGTACTTGCTTACCACGAATTGTTCTACCGAGACCTGAGGGGATTGGTCGTTTGTTGATTTCTGCCATCCGACGATCATAGGCCAAGTGAATCATTGCTTCCCAGCACACTGTTCGAGCATTGACCGTTGCAAATTGTTCTGTCATTTGCTTGATGCTCATGTACATACCAATGTCATTTTCGGATCCGTCACCCTTGAAGATGACTCGAAACTTCTGGGAATTCTTGAAACCTTCGATGATTGTCTTTTGTCGCATTTTGATTGTTCCTTGTTACTATGCCTTAATTATAAGTGCTTTTGGAAAACCTGTCAACCAAAAACCCTTCAGCAATCAGGGTCATAGCTGTACCATTCCTGAGCTTCATCTGGCTGGCCGTCTCCGTCGTCTAGGAGCTCTTCGGTCTCATAGTCACTAAGGTCCTCGTCCAAGATGTCGTTGGCTCGCATCATGTCTGCCACATCGTCTTCGCTCATGTAGGCCAGGGCCATCTCTGCTACTACTTGTGGGCTAATCAAACCCTGGTCCATCATTTCAATGAGTTTGTTGGTTGCTGTTCTCATCGTGTTCGCTCCTCAGTTACGGTTATCGCAGTCTTCCATAGCATTATTCCAGCCATCGCTGTAGCCATCGTTGTATGCTTGGGCGACCTCTTGCTCCAATCGTTTTATTTCTTTACGAAGTTCTTCGATTTCATCTAAGATATTCATCATGTTCCTTGTTACTATGCCTTAATTATAGCACATTTTGAGCAGAGTGTCAAGCTGCTCAAAAGAGACCCTTCAGGACACTGGGTCTTTGAAAATAGTACCGCGTTGCTGCTCATAGTCATAAAAAGCAACAAGATTATCAGTTTTATAGTAAACTGTCAAGCCACCTAGATCACTTGAGTTATCAAACTGAGTGACGTTTGCAATAGTCATCTCAGCAATCACTTCAAGCTGTTCTGAATACTCGTGTTGCTCAAAGTCAATTGTATAGTTAGTTGTACTATTAATTGCTTGCTCTTGCGATGCTGTTAAAATGCTCATACTTGCTCCTGTAAAAATACTATTATAGCACGTTTTGAACAGATGGTCAAGAAAAAACCCTACTAAAGAGTAGGGTACTGGTGTAATTATTCTGTTTTAACGATTACCACCATGAATCGTAATACACTTCGTCACCTTCGGAAATAACAATCTTTGCCATACCGATAAACTCCATGTCTTGCAATTTCGAATCTTCATCTGGAGGATTGACACCGAAGAAGAAACCTTGCGTTACTGGTAGTTTATTTGCCAGTATATCTGCTTCAAGTGCATTTAGATCTTCTATAGTCAATCGTACTGGGATACAATTGAATGAAGGTTTATCACCACCTTTTGCTCGATACAAGCGTTCCATCCAACCATGCAAATCATGATGCTTGCGCCAATACATGATTTCCTCATGCCGCACACCATGTTCAAGGCCTGCGATTTCAAAATCACCCAAGGCAAAGTTCTTTGCCACGCGAAATGCGTACATATCTAATCCCATTTCAATACTCCTCGTCTTCTTCTACTGGATTTGTTTCAATTACCACACGACCAAACTGAATCGTTCCTTGCCAGTCTGGTGTACCTCGGCCGCCACCTGTCACAAAATCTGTATCAAACTCTTGAATGGCTCCGAGATCAAGCAAATTATCATACTTGTCGGCCTTGATATCCTCTACAAGAATACAACCAATCAGACCTGCATCTACAGAATAACTGTGACCATACTGATCGTGATATACACCGTCGCCAAATGCTGTGCTGTACGTTGCAAATCTGCGACCATCTTTAAACTGGAACTCGCCGTCTTTGACCTTTTGTCCATCGAGAGTAATGTCACAAAACTCTCTCCATTCCTCATTAGTCATTACATAGCACAAGTCGCCGATGTAATATTTTCCTGCTGGCATCATACTAGTTTCCCCAATACTACGTAAAATAACTGATCTAATTCTCGTCCGAAATCTCGACCACGTTGACGATGATTGTAAATCTGTTCAACCAATTCCTTGTAGTGTGCTCCAACGGGCAATTCTCCGCGAGACTCCAATTCATCAAGTAAATCTTCGGTGTCAAAGTCACTCATCTCGATGTCAACTTCTACCTCAGTATAGATTGTCTTATAACCCATGATTGCTCCTTAGATGTAAAATGGTTCGTCTGAACCGATTGTGTCATAAACGATTTCGCGAACAACTGTGTCCATTGCTTCGCCATAAAGATCGGGATTGGACGCAGCCAAAAGGCTCAATGCTTGATATGTGTCTGCCCAGGACAGCTTTATATCTTTTGCCACTGTGGCAATGCCGTGGACCGCCATGTTACCTGCATCTGTAAACATTCCATAATACATTGTCTGCTCCTTGTTACTGTTCATGCCTTAATTATAATTGCTTTTGATGACCCTGTCAAGAAAAAACCCTATAGCACGCTAGGGTACTATAGGGTAATAAAAAGGTTTTACCTTTTAGATTATGCGAAAATTAACCAAATTACTGCCGAAACTGCAAACAATTCTATTAATGCGAATATTACAACAGTTTTAATATCTATACTATAGATCATTTTATTAAGAACGCCCAGGATTTAAATAGTACAATGACAAATGCTATTGCCATTAATGTAATCAATACGTCTAGTGCTCGTATGTGAATAGGTACATCAAGTTTGTCTTGAATATCTTTCCATTGTACAACCTTTGCTGCACCGAGCTTTAGATCTTTATTCATCATTTAGTATATAGGAGATATACGCAACCAATCCACCTATAATAGCCATACCTAATACTAATGTAAGTAAAATTATTGTTGTCATATATTTTCTAGTTCTTTGGGTTTAGATGTATCTTTATTCAAGTCATCTGGTTTAATCTTTTTAAGCCATTTTGCCGGCACATCCATTGTGTGACCTTTAGCACCATATTCTGATACTAATTCTGTTTGTGATCTAACAGACCAAACAGGTCCAAATTCTGAATGATTTCCTTTGATTGATATACATTGAACTATTTTGCCAACTGAATGACCAAATACTGATTCAATGATAATCGCCAAGCAACCTGGCTCTAGATCATTCATCGCTTGATATGCCCGCACATAATTTCTGTATCATACCAAGCAACGGGTTGACCGTTTAATTCATATACATAAACCGGCGCTTCGCCTGGTCGAGAACAGTTATCAAACTGAATATTCTCTTCAAACATCTTGACATACTTATCAAAGCGTTCATTGCTGTTTATATCATCCTGAGCAACTTCAAATTGCACATTGTAAGTATTATTACTAATGAATTCTTCTAGATTATTCATTTATTCTTTCCTAGCTGTTATTGTTGTTTTACCTACACCAATCAATAAAATAATAGCAAACCATGTTTCAATGCTATATGGGATAGCTAAAGCGGGGAATAGCACATTTAATGCCCAGATTGTAGCCAGCGGTGCTAATAGTAAGCCCAAGAAAACAAAGAACAATAGTAGTGTCACTGCATCAGATTTAATCATAATTAACTCTTAGAAATAGGCAAACATTCGGTATTAGTTTTTGTCCAGTAACCATTTGATGATTTCTCATAGACAAAACCATTCATACATTCTTTAGGTATTGTGGCTACTGTATAAAAAGCAAAGGCAAACAGTATAACCATACCGGCAATCAATCCTTTGACCATAGCATCCATAATTTTTTCATTAATCAAGTTTTTCTCCTTAAACATACTAAATTATAACATCTTTTGTATTTGATGTCAAGACCCACCCGAAGCTGAAGTATGCCAAATTAGATAATCTTTGACCACTTCATACTCAATCTCATTCGGTGTTTTCATATTAAATGCTTTGTTTGGTGAGTACCACCAAGCATCTGCTAGCTCTTCTGAGCCTGTCAAAATCACAACCATTTCGCTTAAATTGTCTTTGCTTTGAAGATTAGAAATTTGTCGTTTTCTCATGCCAATTTATTCCGTATAATTTGAATTGCTATTTTTACTTTTTCAGGATTTATCTTAAGCCTTGCTGCTATTTGCCTCATACTTAAATTTCTACTAAGCAATTCTCGCACTTGTAATACAATGCCGCTTTTCATATTTTGTTAAATTTAAAATATAATACGTTAGAATCTATATTTGAATTTTCTGTATTTTGTATAAATTCAAAATTTTGATTGATATAAAAATTTATTGCTATATTTGCCATTTTACCTAACGCCTCAATTTTAGTATTGGCATATTGGTATTGTCCATTCACAGGATCTAATATTGCGTATGTTGTTGTCATGCTGTTCCTTCTGATATTGCTTTATCAAAAGTATAACCGAACTTGTGAATTTCTTCTAGAATATATAAAATATATTCTTTTTTAAGAAAATCTGGATCGTTTGAATCTTCTTCGGTTTTTGCCTTTGTCCATGTAATTGTTCCATCGTCATTATTATTTAAAATAGTAATGGGAGAAAAATGAGTATGCATCATATAAAATTCTAACATACTATTTACTAGTAGTTGTATTGCAACTGATTCTTTTTCTGCATAGTTATAACCGCATACTGGATTATAGAATGTGTATTTTGTTGTCATTATGATATGGCCCCATACGTTGTGCCACTATTACTTATTGGCATTGCATATCCATTTAATGATATTGCTTTACCTCCCACCCCACCGCTAAAAGACAAAAATCCGCCTGTTGGATAATAGTCATTATAGTAATATCCTGTTCCTCCACTTGCTCCCCAGCCTCCTCCGCCACCCGAAGCACCATATGAGTATAATGTCCTGCTAGGAGGCGAAACTGGCGCTGTACCATTTCCACCTGCGCCGCCTGCGGAGCCACCAGCTCCACTTATTCTCGGTGATGTGCCTGCATTAAGTGTGCCGCCACCGCCACCTGAGCCGCCTCCTTTACCGTGAAGGTTAGTCTTAGTACCTGGGCCGCCGCCTGCACCTGGGCCACCTACTCCCGGTAATATTCTTCCTCCGCCTCCACCTGAACCTAAAAAAGATATTCTGCCCGCAGTTACACCATTAGCACCGGTGCCGCCTATTGTACCGCCTGCTCCTCCCGTTGCGGGGCTATAATATGGATTGATTCCCGAGGCTTGGGCAGGCCCGCCAGCGCCGCCACCAGCGCCGCCACCCCCACCAGAACTGAGAAAGCTTCCGCCGAATGGGCTTTGATTACCCGCAGCACCTCCTCCGCCCCCACCTCCGGCAACATAACCATAATTTGTAAAACTTATGCCGGGTGATCCTATTGACATTGCGGCGCCACCTGTTCTGCCATTTCCTACAGGTGCTCCAGGAAATACACTTGTAGTAAGAGAACCGCCTTGACCACCTTTTCCTATAATATATCCATAATTGATTAATGTCAATCCTGCAGCAAAAGGACCGCCTGTATCCAGTGCAGCTAATGCATTATTATCGCTCCATATGTAAACACCTGAAGCTATTACGCAAGTTAAAGGCGTTGAGCCGTTCCAGCCATCTGCTACCAACTGATTATATAAGTTTAAATTTTGTTTAGGCGAAGATATATTGTATACTCTATTCTTATTTCTTAAATCGAGTAAACTTATTTGAGATTGACCTGTTGGTCTTTGAGCTAAATCTCTAACACGGGTTTCGTTGAAAGTTAAAGTTGTAGTACCACCTGCTAATAATTCAGTGTTAACATTGTTTGCTGATATTGTACCTGAAGGTGTTGTCATTTTTCTATTTCTAATAAGTTTGTTGATACACTATTATTTATTGCTACACGTAAACGTCTACGTGTTTGCCAATTTTTCGACTCTTTATTTTTTGATCTCTGTTTGATTAGTCACAGTTTGCTCAATATGGCGAAGCTCATCCCTTTTTCGAATGATCTTTGCCCTTTGTTTTTGATAAACAAGCCGTTCCAAGTGTAGGTTATTCGGGCTTGTTCTGTTTTCGTAACTTATCTTCATACTAGTATTTATTGTCCTAGTAAATACTTGTTAGAGATTGCTTTAAAAGTCATGCCACCGTTAATCTGCTTAAAGACCATACCCTCACGTTCTTGCTTTTCATTAAGAACAGATTTACCTTCAGCCCAAAGCAACAGCTCATCTACTGTACCAACACCTAAGTCTTTATCATTAGTAATTACTGGCACGTGATTTAGTCTAAGAACTTTGATAAGCGCTTGACGTTCAAAAGGATTCATGTAGGCACCTTTTTCGATATCGTAAATATCAAACACGTAGAATGCAGGCTTATCCAATTTATAGATATTTCCCTGGATACCTGGGCCTATAATCTCACCTTGAATAGCATGATTTTGAAGACCAGAAATATGCATCTTGAATTTGATATCGTCCTCGATAGCAATTTTCCACAGTGCATTGTTCTCATCTTGCTTCAAGTCTAGATTGCGCGAGCATACACCAAATTCTTGATCAATCAAATAGCAAGTCATTGAAGAGCCTTCAAGCTTTTCAGTCAATTCAAATAGCAAATTGCTTTCAAATGCTGCCTTGATTTCTTTAGTAAGATTCTGTGCTCGCTCTTGATCTGTCTTTGGAATAGCTGTAGGAAAATTACCTTTAACCTGGCCTGCAAGCTGAGCATTGATTGGCATTTCCCATTTTATGATGTTCAATGGAAAGGAAACATCTAAGCCTTCGAATAGCTCGGATTCGATATTCGCACAGGTTGGTTCTAAAGGCAATAGCAAACCCTGTGACAACTGACCACGCAATTTGACAGTGCGAAGACGTTCACCTTTGATGCCTTCGAACACTCGAGGTTCTTTGCCTTTAGATAAAAAAGGTGCAAGTTCAGTAGGAATCCAAGAATCAATCTCGCAATAGACACCGAGGTCACCTATGTTGAATTCATTTTTCTTTACTACTATTTTCCAACCTCCAATGACAGCGCATTCAATTGCATCCGCACCTTCGATTGGCACAATATCGTCAATACGACGAATGGATGCCATTTTTCTCATATTAGTCTTTCTTAGGGAATCGTGCAGTAGGATCGCTCATGATCTTACCGCCACCTTTGTTCTTGCCATTAGCTGTTTGCAGCTTAGGATTTTTGCGGCCTTTTAGTTGCTCAACACTACCACCTTGAGCCATAAACCGAGCCATTGCTTCTTCTGATAACTTGCGCGCTTCGTCTTTGGATACTACTGGGAGTTCTTTGTCAATCATTTTATTTACCTTTCTTTGTTACTATGTCTTATTATAACACCGTTTGGAAAATTTCTCAACCAATGACCATACACAGTGATGGGTTACTGTGTATTTAATGTTGGTAAGTACTCACCTATCAATTGACGCTCTAGGGCATGAGCATTTGTCTTGCCCCTAACGACCTCAACTATTTGTGGGATAAACACTTCGGCCCCGTAGGACCTGATAGCGCAGCATAAAGCCCAGGACTTACCCTCGGTCAATGCTCTGCGTATGTGCTTTTGTGTGCGAACCTTGAGGTCCTTTTGGCGAAAACCTTGCGTAATGCCAATGTAGAAATCACCAGTAACAGCATTTGTGATACTGTATACTATGTGTCTACGATCTGATCTCTTTTTTCTGTTCATGTCATAATTATAACACCGTTTGAACAGAATGTCAAGAATAACCCTTCAGACTGCTAGGGTAATAAAAAGGTTTTACCTTTCGATTTCTAAACCGTTTTCATTGGTTTCAGTGGCCCAATGTATCACAACCCAATCACCTATGCACATCTCTTCCGCCACGCGGCCTTCGGGTGGAATATCTTTACCACCCTTTGCCATCATGCCATACCAATATTCAAAGTAATTATCTAGTATTTCTTTTTCGGACATAGTGACAATAAAATCTGCCTCGTCTGTAGGTTCAACATAGGTCCAGTATTTCATAAATTATACATTTCTCTTTTAGCTACGTTATCTTCGTTCATCTTATGTCCTTGTGAAGTGTGGGATAGGCGACATATCATTATAAACGGCCCATGGATTGTCGTCAATCCACACGTCTATATGTATACGCATATTATCTAAATATGGTTTCTTTGCTAATCTGCCTGTGAAAATAATCCTATCTACATTTTCTTGTAGATATTTAACTACATCGTCACCTTCTTCTTTGTATCGCATAGTGACAACATATACAGTATGTCCGTTGAATTTAGCATTGGATATAAATTTATCCCACAGTAAAGGATCTCTAGTATACGTATCATCAAAATCTAAAGATATATTCATTTGGCAGATAATCTTAACAGTTTAACTTGGCTATCGGGTGCAACATATACGTGCGCTCGATACAAAGTGTTATCTTTGTTAGGATCTAATTGTTTTGTAAATTCTATTAGATTATTTTCCATCATATACCTAACTAATTCTTCGGCAAGTCTTTCTTTAACCATATTTTCATAATCTGGTTGCCATGCAATCTTATCAATATAGGTACCTATATAGGTTGCTGTTACTAACTTACCACCTATAGCATATTCTTTTTGATTTACATCAACATTAAATTCTTCTAGATAATTTGATATTTTTGGTATTATCGACATCGGTAATTAATCTTCTTTAGGTAACAACCCATTACTATGTCTATCGCGCGTTTGCTCCACATCTTGAAACAATCGTTTTTCCTGTGTTGTCAATGTATCTTTATGTGTTTTTCTAGGATTGCCGCATAAAGGACATTCTGGGTTACCACAATCCATAGCATGATGCTTGGCAAACTTATGTGGCTCAATATTGGTAACACCTGCAGCTTTTGCAATTTTTACTTGCTTTTTAATTGCAACTTCTTCTTGATGCAATCGTTTGCTATGCTTGATTTTATCTTCTTCGGTACTCATGATTAAGTTTTTGGTTTTTCTTCGGAAAATGAAGGTTCAACAGTTTTGTCGACAATTTCTCTTTTATCTTGTTCAAAATATACAGGATGATATTCGTACTTAAATAGTTTTACAGGTTTCCAATATTTTTCTATTAAGTTATTTACTATAATTACACCAATTACTATAACTAGAAACCCCAAAGTTACTAGAATACTCGCCGACATAAAAATAGCTGCAGATTCCATACTCATTTACGTGTCCTCTTTTTTATTGTTGTTTTTTCTTCTACCCAAGTAGAGTTAATCATCTTATCATATTCTTTTTCAGTTATTTCCTTGTAGGAATGTTCTGCTACTGAATCTAATGACTTCTCGAAGTCAAGTAGTGATTTTAGGTTAAAGCCTCGAGCAGGTACTTTGAAACGAAAACCATCGACCAGCTTTACGCTGATCTGATAGTATGCGTCTCGTTGCACCTTTTCAGTTTGTTTGATTTTCGTCGATTGCATCTTTATGCTGCTCTAAAAAATTATCATATGCACGTGGTTCCATATAATAACTAAGTACTTCAAGCAATGCTTTTCTTAAAGTTAAATTACTATCCCCACGACTAATTTCAAATGCTTCTTGCAATTCGTCGATAAGGATTGTATCAACTTGTTCATAAGTAAGTTCAAAAGTTTTCATTGTTTCTCCACACAAAATAAATGAGCATCTAGACCACGATCTTTTAAAGTTTTAGATAAGTCTCGGCATTCTTGATATGTTTTAAACTGAGCCAAATTTATGAATTTAATTTCACTCGGTGTAGTGTTAAACATTAAAGCGATGACTAATGACCACATATTACTTTCCAAAATAACAAATACCAAATGCAATAAAAAATGCCAATATAATTTTAATCACAGTGTAATTCCTTTGTCCAATGTATAACAAAACTATCTCGGTCTTTAGTGTGTCTAAACCAAAATGCAGTGGGATCGACATAGTATCGTAGACCGGGTTCTGCAATCTTTACGGTTTGTCCCACAATGCTTTTGACTCTGTGACCCGCTGGTCCAAATGTCTGTTCAGCCCAGACCATCATGTCTGCACCATGTTGCATTCTTATTGGCAACAATGGTCTCACAGTGTGATATGGTTCGTTGTACAAGGACCTTGTTTGGCATAGTAAATTGTAATCTGGTGTCATTGATAACTCCATATCATTGTGGCATTGTCTTGGATGAATTTTTTTGACCATGCAACATACCCGCCATTGCTGTTGCTCCAAGGGCAATACTGTTGCCATAGTGCCTGGGCTTCTGCAGGATCTGGGTGACTCTTCATCAATTGGTCCACTTGAGGTCTTGTGCGCCAACCATCTAAGCTCCAGTCATGTGCTTGCAGTGCAATTTCTAATTCAGTCATTCTTCAATTCCAAAATGTTCTTTAATCTTCTTTGCACATTTAAGTTCAATTGTATCTCTAGGATCTGCTATGTCAGCAACACATGCATGGATACATTCTTTAATAATCAACTCGGCGAATTTTTTTGTATCGAAATGTAGATTGCCATCCACCAGCGCACCTTCGACTCGATGGGACCAACATTGTTTTTCCAATTCTTTAATTCGTTCGTTCATTTAGTTTAATCGGAATTTTGCCAAAGCGCTCTTTGCTTCGGAATAATTATTTTCCTGTTCCATTGCAGTGTCTAAAGATTCCATCAAGATAAGACGTTGCAAAAGATCGCACTGGTGCATTTCTTTACTGGATAATGATTCATACCATCCGAGAAACTCTTCTTCTGTATCATGAGACCACATCATATCGAGCATCTCAACCTGTTCAAGCGTCAAGCCATTAATCGTCAAATTCATTACAATGTCCTTTAAGATTGCTATGTCTATATTATAACACCTTGCGGATAGTATGTCAAGCAATACCCTTTCCATTTGTATGGGTACTCACATTCCAAAATTGAACTCTATAGGTTCATGTACTGTTTCTTTTGGTTTTTCTAATGGATCCGCCGTTATCAAATCATTTGCAATTCTAGATCTGGCTTTTACGTTCTTTTGTCCCAAAACAATCACAGCATTATATGTACCATTCTTTTCAACTAACATCACAACACATCTACCTGCAGGACTAGTAAAACCTGTTTTAGATATTAATATATTATCAAAAACAAAAATGCTTGGATTTGTATTGCGCAGATGAATCTTTAATGTTCTTTTACCTTTAGGTATAGATATAACTTTATTTGGTTCATTTGAAATTTCCCTAATTGTAGGATTGTTTTTGATAATCCAAAGAAACCTTGCTAAATCCTTTGCTGTACTTACATTGCCTGCAAGTAATCCTGAGCTATCTACAATTTTAGTATTAATCAACCCCATACCATTTACATAGATATTTGTGTCTATGATAAATTGATTGAATCCGCCAGGATATGTATTTGCTAATGTCTGTGCCGCGAGGTTGTCTGAGCTAATAAGCATGGCTCGCATCAAGTTCATTCTTGTAACTTGCGAACCTCGAGGGAATTTGCCTCTGCTCTTACCCTGAACTTTTACTTTCTCTTCCATCTCTACACCGCTTCTTAGTATGACAATAGCAGTGAACAGTTTCGTTATACTAGCAATTGGTCTAACTTGATCTATATTATATGCAACTTGTGAGGTGTCTAATTCATAATCATATAATAAGTATGAGCCTTTGGCAAATACAGAATTAGTCACAAAGATTAGGAGTGCTAATAGAAATTTCATTTCGTATGTTGCGGAATGTTCCAAAGAGTAAACTTAGGAGCATCTGGCATTGTTATATTGTATTTAATTAAATCTTTATCTACATCAAAAAATTGTTTATTCATATTAGGATCTATTTCAAATATTCTAGACGTGTTCCAATGTGTTTCCGGTACATAATCTGTTAGAGAAAACTTATATAGTAAGTCTGTTCTATCCTTAGGTGTCCTCATCTAGGCTCCTTATGTAGTCCCATACCTTACATTCCGCTTCTGCATATGTTTCGGCAAGAACCGAGAATGTTGCCATGTCTCCCACAATTTTAGTGTTAAAAGGTACAGTGCCATTAAACCTTAGTGGCTCATGTAGTTCAATAGTTACTTCATGGTAAGTAAGACCTTTGATTCGCTCAAACATTTCTTTAAGGGTTATCATAATTGCACTGTCCTATTTCTATAATAGAGAAATAATTTCAAATAGTATTTGAATTCAATAGGTTGATGTTCGGGATTAGGTAGTTTATCCCCATACCGTTCAACCATTTCATTATATATTTGAATCATTTCTTCGTCTGTCATACTTCAAACACGTGTGGTAAATAAGGTTGTTTTTCATCAGTGTCTCTTTCATAAAGTACATATCCTCGTGGATTGCATATTACTCTAGTACTGCCAATATTATAATCAAACAGTTCATGTGTATGACCATGTGTCCATGCTTTGATCTGTGGTCTATCTAAAATGAAATCTGTTAGATCAGATGAATATCCGCCGTTCATGATAGTTTCATCTTTGTAACGAGGATGCGTGCTTTGTCTACTAGGTGCATGATGCCCAACCACAACAAACTTTTGATCGTATTTTTCAGATACAATTTCTTTGATGTAGGCAAGCATATCCTTATGTTCTTTCACTGCATCTTCTGGAGAGAAACGTGCCGCGCGTTCCCTGAAGGTAGGAATATTTTTATTTGCATCGTCAAAGGCCCTGTAGTTAACAACACGATTGCTGTTATCCACACATCGGAAATCATTCATCATACGAGTCATGGAATGTAGGGTGATAGGATCTTCTTTGTTCATATCAGTCCAAAGAGTACCACCGATGAATGTTACATCATCAATCTTTACGATTTCTTTTTCTAAGATGTGTAGGTTCTTCAAATACCCTAATTTGTCTTTTAGTGTTTTATGAGACTTAGCAAAATCACTATGGTAATGCTCATGGTTGCCCATTACATAGATAACATTCTTATATGTTTCGCAACAATTAGAAAAGAATCTATGGTACATAGCACTGCGAGTATTCTCACCCATTAAATTATTTACATCTCTATCTGCTAAATCTCTAACAACACAGATGTCGCCAGATAAGATTAAGACGTCGGCATTCTCTGGATTAACTGGAACCCATTCTCCAAACTCAAGATGAATGTCTGATGTAAGTGCAATTTTCATGTCTTAATTTTAACACCTTTTTGGTCAGGTGTCAACCTCGTTTGAATGTGCCAGTCTTAAACTCTTTATCTACATAATATTGAATTAAACTGCGTTGAATCATAGTAACCAAATCACCGTGATCATTATCTATCACAAATCTAACAGGGCAATGACCCCATGATAATGACTTATTAAATTCAGCAAACCATTTTCGATGATCTTTGTTTGTTGCATCGAATACTACGTAATTTCTTCCGTACAATTCTAGTTTGCTCATGATATTATTTAAAAAGAATAAGTGCCATTAGAGTGGCTTGAATAATAAATCCAATGCCGATTGTGATTATGTTCAATGCATCTTTTAATACTACCGCTCTTGCAAACAATAATACTAAGCCTCCCCACATGAACATAATAATATCTAAACCCGGAGTTCTATCGCTTAAACCTGTTAGCAAAGCTATAAGACTGGGAATGGTTGCACAATGAATTACTATTGCTGCTAACCAACCTAATGTATCTGCGGAAATTTTATGCAGATGTTCATGTAGAAAGTTTCTTACTGCGTTTATATTCACGATTTGTCTCCATAAAAAATATGTCTGCCTATTTTATCAATTTTTGGTTTATTCCAATTTGGATTAATATAATCTGCATGGAAATAAAGAGCATTTTTGAGTGAGGGTAACCTAAAATCTTCTAACAAAACTTTCTTAGCTACTTCTTCACTTTCTTTCCATAAAGGTTTACTAATAGGTCTTAATTGTCCGGGGGTTTCGCAATACCAACTAAATTGACAAATAACCTTTTCATAAACTACATTTTTCTGATATACGACACCGCAAACTGAATCTGCGAAACGTCCATCATTTAGTCTATTCATTGTTACTTGCGCTACACCTACTTTACCTTCAAACGGTTCGGATCCCGCTTCCCAATATATGTTACGAGTTAAACAATCTAATTGTTTTAAAACATCTTTTGCTGGTACATAATTTGCAGCTAAAGTAGAATTTTCCAATTTCAAATTATCTATTTTTGCGTTGCATGCCTGCACAACTACAAACATAACAACAATGAATCCAAATATTCGTAAGAATTTTGATGTAAAACTAACAAGAAAATCATTGCTAATTTTTGCACTAATATTCATATTTTCTCCTATGGTTGATCTCCCAAAATAACTGAGACAAAGACTGCTTCAGTCAGGATTTTCTGGGGGATTTATTAATCACAGACAAATTATATAATAGTTGACAGTAGATGTCAACCGACCCGGCAAGGTGCCGGGCCCCTAATTTAACCAAATTAGGCTGGTGTTCCTAATGCTGGAACTGTTTCAGCTTTCCAATTTACAATGGATTCATCCCATGTATAGAATGTACCTGCTTCCGTTTCGGTTGGAGGTATACTCTCTGGTTGTGCGATTGGTGCATTCCAATAGCATGTTGCCTCATCTAAAACCCAGCTTGGATATGGTTGAGGTGCATAGAATGCATCTCTACCTGCATCATATACAAAGCCGATACCTGCATAATTTTTTCTTAGTGGTGTTCCACCATTACGATGTACTCCACCTTGTGTGTTATAGCTTGTTTGAACCCAGTCTGCTGGGCTTCCAACTGCGCCTGAATCAATGAAATCTTGTTCTGCAACAATTACTTGTGCTACGATTCCGTTTACTACTTGAGCATAATGTGCCATTTTTCTTTCTCCTATTTAAATTTGCTTAATAAGCAACTATGTTAATTTATTTATTAAAATGTTATTGAACCAGATTGCGTTGCTACGCCAGGTGGAACTGATAATTGTGATACTAATACTTTTGTTGTCATATACTTTTAGAATGTTATTGTACCGGATGATGTGAACGTATAATAGCGATATCCTTCAGATACTGTATAAGTGTTTGCGCCAGTTGTAGATAACGCACGAGTAAATACTGCAGGATATCTTAATACTACTACACCACTTCCTCCACTACCAGCAAATTGACTAACGGGCGAATATCCATTAGCGCCACCGCCACCACCTCCGGTACTTGCATCTCCAGGAGCGCCAGCTATACCAAAAGTAGAACCAGCACCACCGCCACCTAAACCTCCTGGTGCAATAGGTTCCGCAGGAGCAGAACCGTCATATGCTGCGCCACCGCCACCGCCTCCGTAATAGGTACTATTAAACCAAACAATACCGTTACCACCTCGGCCACCTACAGTTGAAGTGCCATTAAAGCCTACTTGTACGGCTCCACCCCCGCCACCGCCACCGTAGCTACCACCCGTTCCACCTCTGTTTCCTTGCCCCGGCGTGCCGTTGCCATATGTAGCAGCTGTAGTATAACCACTATTACCTCCACCTGATCCTCCAGGGTTGCCGCCCGGGCTGCCGGAGCCACCACCTCCGCCACCACCTCCACTTGCGGTGACCGTAGAAAATCCTGGAGCAGCTATAGAAGTGTTTACCCCAGTACCTCCCTTTGTGTCAGCGGTTCCAGCTGCGCCTCCAGCGCCTATTGTAAGTGTGAATGTAACCTGACCTACAGAAACATTATTTGCGAATAGAACTCCTCCTGCGCCGCCGCCGCCTGCGTTATAATATCCACCACCACCAGCGCCACCTGCAACAACAATATAATCTATAACAGTTGCACGATTTCTAGGTACCGGCCATAGACCTGCAGATAAACCTTGAGCGGCATCAGATGTATTGAAAACCCCACTGGCAGAAAATTCCCCGGTAGAAACTTTAGTGCTCGATATCAATCCACCTGCGTAGCGTTTTACCATTTAGCTTATTTCCTCATAACTAACAGTAACCACAATATTTCCTGCGCTGCCTGCTTTCGCTCCTATGCTTGTGTTCTCATCTAAATAATATTGACTGGTTTTATCTATAATATTCATAGTAGATGAAGGTGGAACTGAAACATTACCGGTAATGGCAAAACTGCTACCACCTAACCCAGTTGCATTATGAAAATTAACAGTAACAGCTGTTGCGGAACTTCCGTAGTTAGCTAAATTTAACGTATTAATTTTTAAACATTTACCGGAACTTGTAGGATTTTCCAATACACTTATTTCGTTAGTATTGGAAAGTAATATACCAGAAGTTTTTCCTATAATTAAATTTGCGCTAATTAAATTTGGTGATGCCATTTGTTATTATCCTCCGAATACTAGACTGTATCCTGTTGTTCTTGCATTATTGCCGCCACCGCCGCTAGATGAAATAACTACCTGTGTAGCACTATTAGCAGTAACTGTTATACCAGTACCAGCAACGATAGATTGATATACAACATTTGCTGTTAGTCCAGATGTTTTAATTCTTGTTAATGGCATAATTTCTCCGATTTCTATATATTTATATCAGCTTAAGTCTTTATTTTTGATGTTAAAAACGTCACTTTTATCAATTTCTATCGAATATTTTGACATTTTTGGCCTGTTTTTTCGCTTTTCTGCCTTTAATAGCATATTGGCTGCAACAACTAATAAAATAGCCAACGGATCGAATACAAACATCAATGATATAATTATTAAACGAACCGCCCTATCAATCGTACCCATATCATTTTTCTGATAAACCAATTCCGAAATATAACGTATAGGGCCTATCTCGGAGTTCTGTTTGTTCTTATCCTTTTGGACAACACCCATTTCTTTCGTCAGCTCAGATATTTTATTCTGAGATTCTTTAATATCTAGTTCTATTCGTTTATTCGGTAGATCTCGTTTTGCTTGTTGCTGCATTAGATTATCTAATCTCTTCTTTTCAATTTCTATTAGACTTTGTGTGGTACTTAATTTAGTCTCACTATCATATATTGCAGCAGAATCAGATGTGTAGGATTTTGATAAGTATCCAAATATACCAAGTGATGTGATAATTGATAATATAACTACACTGGAGACAAAGTACGTCTTCATTATAAAATTAATCTTATCCCATTGTCTATATACAAATGAAGCTGTTACCAATTTGCCTATTTCAAGAAAACAACCCATTACTATAATAGGCATAGGATTAGCTGAGAATATATGTGCCAATCCTATGATTGAAAAATATCCTGCTATACCTGAAATTGCTAAAGCTGTTAATAATAAAATTATTGCAAAGATCATACTACTTCAAATTTAACTGCAGATAATAAAATGTTACTTGTTAATTTGGTAAAGTTTGTGGTGTTGCCCCCAAATAAATTAGGTATTCCTCTAATTGGTCCAGTGGGCCAATTGCCAGAATATACTTCATTTAAAACGGTAAATATCGGCATTCCGCCATTAACTGCGGTATAATTATTTGCAGTTCTTCTATAATTTTTAAAGAAAGGTCCGCTTGAAAAACCTAACATAAAAAATCTATTTTCCGGAACAATAAATTGTGTTGTTATATTACCTGGATATAATGCTGCAGCATTTGCCAGAGGATAAACTAAATAATTGGCAGTAGCTATAACAGTATCGGTGTTGGATTTAAAATTTGTTTTATTTGCGCCTTCGCCGCCTATTGCTCCATATAAAGTTATTTCATTAGCGCCATCGTTCCTTGTAATAGTGCTCCATCTTGCGCCGCCGCCACCTACGTAATCTACGTTGCCTTGACTGACCGGCAATTTGATAGATTTGTGAGCATAAAACAATTGCCAAACTATATTATTTGTATCTGTTGTATAATCTTGAGCAGCTACATTTGATTGTCCTTCTGCAAGATACAGCCAAGTATTAGATGACCATTCTACTGTTGTGCCAATACTAACATTGGCATCACCGCTTAATAATGATAAAATTACAACGGGGTTTATTATTGTTGTTCCTCCCACTATCGATAATCCACCAGTTATTTGCATATATATCCTTGTAAACTTTATTTTAAATTCTTTATATGAGTTTTATGAACTCGACATTGAACTTGACCGTTGTAGTAATCATCAGTTTCTAGAACCCGTCGATCCATTTGTTCTCTGGCTTCTAAATAATTACATAAACCTTTATTGGGGCAAATATGAAGTATTTCTCTTATAAATTTATCAGCACCGTTTGCTTCAACATCTGCCTTAACTTCGTCTGACGATGACCAATAGTTTTGCCAATCAGATTCTATCTTTAGTCTTTTTTTCTTGCCCTTGACTACTTTAGTTCGTTTGAACCAGAATAACTTTTTACCTATATACTTACGACCGGTAACAGTGTTAGTTATCAAATAAACATAACCGTAAGCATCTTCTGGAACAATCTCGAATGGAGAATCTTTATATAACCACATCTAAATACCAATTCTAAATTAGTATTTATATTACATAATCTCCCATACATCTCCGCCTTCTACGAACTTATCTCCATCATCTCGGGGCGGGACAAGGAAATAATCTTCGGGATCTGTCATTACATCTTCAGCTCGTTCTGTTGCTAGGCCGTTGCCCATAGCACCAGTTTTGTGAAGCATTGTTGTTTGTATAGATTTCTTATATCTGTGATATTCTGACTCGTCGCGAGCCATATATTCTTTTTGCTTTTCTGAGAACACTTGTTTATGTTCTTCTGTCCATTGCCTTGAATTGGCACAAGCCCGAGAGCAAAACTTCCCGGGCTTCTTATGTTCTGTCTCACATTTAGGACAGGTCTTCGTCTTCGTTGTCGAGGTCTTCGTATTGTTGGTCATGCTGATCTTCATCCATACCAGCACCGCAGAATGGACAGAATTCTACTTTGTAATACTTATCATCTAAGTCGTAATTTATCTTGAAGACGGCATCACACTCGACACATTCGTAATGTTGTTTCCTTGCCATGTAATTCCCCTTTTCTTAGCTTCTGCATCATATACTCTAGTTCTTAAATCCGATGAACTAAAGAAATGATCTCTTTTATTAAAATACAACTCGATTCCTCGTTTCATACAAATCTCTTTACCTGTAAATTCTGTATCTCTATATTCTTCACCAAGAATACGAACATCAATAGGCAAAGCCATTAGAATATCTTCTAACTCTTTTTCTGTTGTGTAAACGATAATTTCATCTACGTGCTTGCAAGCTGATACTTGAATCTGTCTTTCGATAATAGACTGAACAGGTTTATTTTTTGTTTCCCTATCAATCGTTGGATCAGATTGTATTGCTGCAATTAAGTAATCACACTGTCGTTTTGCTTCTTCAAGCATGACCACATGGCCTGCGTGGAAAAGATCAAACGAACTGCAAGTTATTCCAATTCTTTTAGCATTTAATTTACTCATATTAACTCCACTTCAATATTACATTTATTTAAAAAGTCTATGCCATCTGTGTTTCTATACTGATTGCGATAGAATACTTTATTTATGCCCGCCACATGAATTAATTTAGCACAATCAAAACAAGGGGCATGGGTAATATACATCGTTGCACCTTCACCTGATTCAGATGAACGAGCTAATTTACCTATAGCATTTGATTCGGCGTGTATAACTTCAGCTTTAGTCTTTAAACTAATGTTAGCGCCTTCATATTGTTCACCGCCATAATCAATAACGTATGTGAATTTTTCTTCTATTTCATCTTCACAATTATTGTCCCAACCTGCAGGTGTGCCGTTATATCCTATTGATATAACTCTATCATCTTTAGTTATAATAGCACCAACTTGCAATCTGCGAGCATGAGATAGTTTAGCATACCCCTCCGCCGCATTCATATGTGCATGATCAATTTTCTTCGGCATTCCATTTACCTTTAGGACATGATTGAAACTTAATCAGAGTCTTACCCCAAATAGCACAACCACATTCCTCACAAAATTTCGCACCGATTATAATTTTCTTATGTTCGCATTTGTCGCAAATTTCTCTGCGCTTATCCACATATGATATAGTTTCTTCTGTCATGTAGCACTTCCCCAAACATCATGCCAATCACCTGATAATGCACCTTTGGCATAATCTGTTGCTCTGTTCTCAAAGAAATTAGTATGCGTTGGAGCATTAATCATTTCTTCGACCCACGGCAAAGGATTCTTTTTACGTTTAAAGATTCCTTTTAATCCAAGACTAATTAGACGTCTATCAGCAATGTAACGAATATATTCCTTTACATCGTTTTCTGTTAGGCCCTGTATCGCGCCAGTTCGGAAAGACAGTTCAATAAACTTATCTTCCAAATCAACCATTTTCTCCGCAATCGTGTAGATCTTCCCTTTGAGCTCATCATTCCATATCTCCTTGTTTTCTTCTACGTATGTTCGGAATAATTTAATCATAGATTCTGCATGCTGTGTTTCGTCAACGATAGACCAGGTTACAATCTGGCCCATACCTTTCATTTTACCCATTCTAGGAAAGTTAAGCAACATAATAAAAGAACTAAAAAGTTGCATACCTTCTGTAAAAGCTGAGAAGACTGCGATGTGTGTTGCAGTAGAACTAGTGTCACCATTCCGAGAACTAATGTCAAGTACGTAATCATGTTTATCTTTCATCTCCTGATATTCCATAAACTGATTGTATGTAGTATCGGGCAACCCTAATGTTTCAATTAGATGACTATATGCTGCAATATGTAAAGCTTCTCTTGCAGCAAATCCCATCAACATCATACGTACTTCAGGTTGCGGAAAATAAGGCAAATAATTTTTAACATAGCCGCCAGCAACGTCAATATCACCTTGGGTGAAGAATCTAAAGATGTGAGTTAAAAATTCTTTCTCTTCTTTATTTAATTTCTTTTTCCAATCCTTAACATCTTCAAGCATTGGTACTTCGGTGTGTAACCAATGACTTTGTTCATGTTTAAGCCAAGCATCATATGCCCATGGATAATTAAAAGGCTTAAAAGAATTTCTATTATCTGTTAATCTGCTTTTAGGTTTAGTTACCATCGCCTACCCACTCTTTTAGTTCTTCTACAGTTTTGTTACCTGACATTCTTTTAACCTCAATATTTTCGTCAATCATAATTAGAGTTGGAACACCTCGAATGCCATATTCTGCGGCCAAAGCATTATTCTCATCCACATCAATTACTTCAATAGGAGTTTTAATGTCTGCTTTTTCTAGGTTTGTTGCCAATGCTTTACAAGGACCACACCATGATGCCGTAAATCTTAAAATCTTTTTCATTAGTTGTATCCTTTTTCAATATTCTTATCAGTGTCGGAACATTGTTTACATTCACATTCTGTACAGTTGCAACCTTCAGTAGAGCAACTGTGCCCACAATGTTGTTCGCATCCGCATTTACATTTATATCTGATATATCTTTCGTGTAAAAATTGTTCTGGCATTTTTATTCCTTTTCGTACATTACTGTGTTACTGTCTCCCAAAAACCATTTTGGGTTTGTTTCTACAACATATTTCTTTGTGCATACTCTAAAATCTGGGAATTTTAATTCTTTTGGATTGCTAGCTGCGTCTAAAAATAGACAACGATTGTTTGGCTGTGCTGCATATTGACCGTTGTCCAATTGTATAAAGTTAAAACTTTTGTGATCTTCAGGCCATTCAGCATAACTTGTATCTAAGATATTCATATCAGGAGAGGAATGATCTACAGTAAATAAATAGTCTCCGCTGTAAAAATTTTTATCCTTAGCATAGAACTTACAACTTAAATTTCTCATAAATGACTTTTGGATTACTGTAAAATCGTAACTAAAGCAATCCCAAATTTGAAGTGCGTCTAAATCTAAAAATTTACTTGTGTCTAAATTTTCTGTTCTAGATACAAAAGCATGTAGTGGTAATTTATCATACAAAGCACCATAATTAGGTAAATACGCCTCAATACGAAATGCTTGACCCCTGATACTTTTTAAGGTTATCCATATACAAGGTTCATATTCACCATGACCTTTTTCAAAATCATAGAGAAATTCTCTTCTTATCCAACCGTGAATTGGTGGTAAATTTGCTACTAGGTGTGCCATATTCTTTTATACAGTAAAACTACTACCACAACCACAGGTGTGTTTTGCGTTTGGATTAGTAATTACAAATTGCTTAGACATAAGTTCTTCCTTATAATCTATTGTTGCTCCGTTCAAATATTGCATACTGATACTGTCGACAAATATTTTGAAACGGTCTACCTCGTATTCATAATCGTCTTCATTTTTAACACTATCCAACGTGAACCCATAAGTAAAACCAGAACACCCACCACCTTGGACAAAAGTTCTCAAAGATAATGATGGATCATTTTCATCTATCATTATATCAATAATTTTCTCTTTTGCTGATTCGGTTATTGTTATCATTTATCCCTCACACGCAATACAAATATCACCGTCGACCATGGCCTTCATATCAAGTTCTTTGATGACTTCTCGTTCGATCTTTTTAGATACTTTATCCGCTTTACCGATCTTTTCAGAACGGCAATAGTAAAGTGTTTTCAACCCCATTTTCCATGCCATAAAATGCACAGCGTGCAAGTATTTAATATTAGAGTCTGGTCTAAAGAATAGATTAACAGACTGCGCTTGATCTATATATTGTTGACGATCTGCGGCATGTTGAATAACCCATCGTTGATCTATTTCCATAGATGTTTTAAACACATCTCTTTCCCAATCACTTAACCATTCTATGTGTTGAACTGAACCATCATTCGCAATGATGCTTGACCAAACCTCGTCTGCCCAACCTTCGGGATGAATCTCAGCATGTTTCTGTATAATTCTATCTAGCCATTTATTTTTGTTGAGCATTGACCCCGATAACGTATCTTGTCTATAAGCATTAGCACGCAAAGGTTCAATACTGGGACTAGTATTACCCATGATAATACTTGAACTTGCATTAGGTGCAATAGCAAGCATATGGCTAAAACGACGCCCAGTGCCAACGGCATCCGGAGCTTCCCCTCTTTCTTTACCCAATTCAATATTTGCATGATCTAAACCTTGTCTAATATGTTTAAAGATTTGATTGTTTCTGCCTACAGCTAATGCAGATTCCCATGGTATATTATTTTTCTGCAAATAAGCATGCCACCCTAAAGCACCAATGCCAATAGAACGCTCACGAATAGCAGAGTATATTGCCCTAGAAATTGCCTTGGGTGCATTATTAATGAAATATTCCAGGACATTGTCTAGCATTTCAGCAACATCTCTTAGGAATAACTTATTGTTTTTCCATTCATCATAATATTCTAAGTTTAAAGATGATAGGCAACATACTGCAGTACGTTCTTTGTCTGTAGGTAAAATAATTTCAGAGCATAGATTAGACTGTTTAATACTTAGACCAAGCTTCTTCTGAAATTCCGGCATTGCTCTGTTACTTGTATCAATAAAATGTAGATATGGTTCGCCTGTCTGCATTCTCATTTCAATAATACGTTGCCATAATTCTCTGGCAGAGATAGTATCACGAACTTCACCTGAATGAGGGTCTTTTAATTCCCATATATCATCTGCATCTTTATCTATCATACATTTTTCAACCAACGCCATAAAGTCGTCAGTGATATTAATGCCGTGATGCAAATTAAGCGTCCTCATATTAGGATCGCCTGTTGGTTTTCTCATCTCTAAAAAGATGAGGATATCAGGATGACTAATGTCCAAATAAGCAGCATATGAGCCACGACGTGTCCTACCTTGTCTATAAGCAAGCGATGACGCGTCATAGGTGCGAAGATGAGGCATAACACCAACAGACTTATCATCAGAAGAACGAATACCAATGCCAATTCCAACTCCTCCTCCCAGCATGCTGAGCCAATTTACTTCTGATAATGTACTAACAAGGCCTTCTGCGCTGTCATCAAGATACGGTAGAAAGCAAGAGATAGGTAAGCCGCGCTTGCTACGACCGTAGCTAAGAATAGGAGTACTGTAGCTGAGCCAATGATTACTGGCGTAATCGTAAAGGCGCTGAGAATGTTTTTTATTACTTCCAAAAGCGGCTGATACATATGCAAATCTTTCTTGAGGAGATACTTCCTCATCCTTCATATAGCTTTCTTTTAATCTTTTAATACCTAATTCATCGAACAGATTATCTTTAGAATAATCGACATTAATCCCATGGACTACATCTTTAGTCATCTTCTCTCCAGTTTTTATTTTTTATTTTACAGATTCAAAAATATTCTTTTGAATATTATACCACTCTATCCAGCCATCATTCTTGACTGCACATTCATAATATGTTGAATAATTAATTGTGATTGTTTTTGATATGTCGCTTAACTTTGCGTCGTTTTCTAATTTTTCTAATTGAGGGCATGTTTTCATTAACCTTTCTGGTACTTCTGGAAACTTTGCAGTTACAGGCACAGTAGTTGAACAGCCTATCAATAGTGTTAAAAGTGCAATGCTAATATATTTCATTTTGGTGCCTCAGCTGCATCGTTATGTGCTTTAATAAATTCTTTAGGAATCTCACAAACTCCGCCAGGTGCAAATTTAGTATCGTATTTTACTATCTCTCTGTCTACGTATTTAACAATGTCTTTTCCTCTAGTTCTAATAACCTGAGTCTTTGTTATAACTTTAGTTTCTATTTTAACATTTTCTTCTTTAGATTGCTGTTCCGCGATAGCCAATTTTGCCTCAACTTCTTTCACTCTTGCTTGCCATACTTTTTCGTTATTAAGACCACCTTCTAAAAAGATTCCAAGTGCAAGTGCAATATATCCAATTACCTTTATGGGTAATGAGTAGTTATTTATTATTGGTATTGATTTGAGAAATGTCCCGACGATTACTGCTACTAGACCAGCAATTACAATCGCATGAAAAATCCAATCAGGAAGAAAACTTAGAATCCACATATTATTATCAAGTTATAGCAGTAGGGGGAGTAACGTTAGCTGTATATCGTGCATATCCCTTAGTGATTCTTAAATCGTCTATGTAGGCATTTATATGTCGTCCTCCACCACTTGAATAGAAATTAGCACCAATGTAGAATCCATCCATACTTGCCGCAGTGCCACCGTCTAATGCCACGCTTGACGTAGTAGTAGCTTGTATAGTACCATTGACAAACATTCTCCATGTACTACCTGAACGTGTTATTGCTATATGTGCCCAAGCACCGTTCGTTATATTAGATGTGCTAACTAATATTGCTGAACCAGCTGCATAATTATTCACCCAAAAACTATACTTACTAGCATAACTAGCATGTGGAGCGTGAAATGCCCATTTGTTACTTGTCCATGTTGCGTTATAATTTCCCATAATAGTAGGGTCAGTGTTGGTATGTGTAACAGGATAGTACCAAAATTCTATTGTAAAGTTACCAGAACCCATAGCATAATTTAAGTTTGGAGGTGAATATAAGTAATCCCCAGTTCCATCAAAATATATACTAGCGTTGTTATACTTTTTAACCGCGGTACTTAATTGTGCGCCGCCAAGAGTTTCTAAATTATTTTTACCGGTTTGGTCAATAATACCTGCATTAGTAAAATTTGTCAATAAACTTGTATTTGCAATTGCTGTTAGTGGACTTGTGGGTGGTATAAAGTTACCGGTATATATACAAGTACCAACCACAAGTCGTAAATCTGAAAGATAACCATTTGTATAGTTTGAAGCTAAATTACTAGAAACTCCAATAAACATATTACCCGAACTAGAGGTCAATGCTTGGGAATCTGTTCTAGTTGATCCGGTTGCTTCAACTCCGTTCGTAAAGATTCTACAAACATTATTGGCATCTCTTGTCCAAGCATAATGATTCCATTGTCCAAGTATTCCTGCTGTACCAGGATTCATCATAACATAAGTAGCAGAACCTGCACCCGCGATACTCCAATTTGGAGTAGTTCCACTAGCTAAATAAAACGCATAAGTTGGCCCGGTACCACCGTAGTTCCAATTTCTATTTACAAAATGAAACTCTGAGGTAGCTGTAGTGTACGCCCAACCTTCAAGAGTGAATGGTGTGCTTGCAGGTATATTATAATTAGAATTATATAACGCCGTTAAATAGTCACCCGTACCATCAAAGTATGCACTACCACCATTAACGCTAGGAGTATAATTTGTTGCAGATTGTAAAAATGGATGGAAGGCTTGAACTGATACATCACCGTTTCTAGTTAATGTAAAATTGTTAGTACTTTTATCAATTAACCTATTTGATTGACATGTCAATAAACTTGTGTTTGCTATTGCTGTTAGTGGTGAAGTAGGTGGGGTGAATGCTGAGGTATAGACTGCTGTACCATTAACTACTCGTAGGTTGCTAATATATCCAGTAAAGTACCCAGTTAAATCTGCACTAACACCTATTCTAAAATCCTTATTAGCGCCATTATAATAATAAAGAGTTTGACCAGTAACATCCCTGCTTCCACTTGCATCTAGTACACCATTAATATACATAGATAAGCTGTTTCCGTTTCTTACAACAGCTACGTGAGTCCAAACAGTAGCACTAATTTGAGTAGTGCCTATATAGTCTACTGTACCAAGACCTGAAGCCGCATTATTGTATCCAAATCTCATAACGTTGCCGGAAGTAATATCAAGATAAAATTCACCGCCTGATTGCCAGTTATTACAAACACCTCTTAACACACCGGCTGTTGTTGGATATATAAATGCTTCTATTGTAAAATTATTTGCACTGAACAACATTGTTGCTGAATAGGGAGTATTTAAATAATCCCCAGTACCATCAAAGTAGTTACTCCAATTACTACCATACGGACTAAAAGTACCTTGACTTGTATTACCATTTCTTTGTATATTAAAGTTATTGGTGCTACTATCTATGAATACATTGTTGTTGGCCCCATTAGTTGATGCGGTACCTTCGCCGTTCAATAATAAAGTAGTATATGGTGAGTATGGTTCCCCCTGCGTAATAGATATTGAAAATGTTCTGGTGTTAGATAGATTTGCAGTATCAGTTGCAACTATAGCAAATGAATATGTATTAGCAGAAGAAACGGAACCAGATAACAAACCGTTTGCTGCAAGTGTGAGGTTTGCAGGTAGAGAAGATCCTACTGCAACAGAATATGTTATACTGGATAGGTCTGTTGCAACAAGAGTATTTGAATAATTCTCGTTTACAAGTGCTGATCCTAGATTAGCAGCAGTTGTCCAAGCAGGTTCGACATTTCGTGTAATTGGCAATGTAAAATTTCTAGATGTATCTTGATTCTCTGCGTCTTTAGCATTTACTGTAAAGTTATAATTGGTTGTGGTATTTGCCGCAACTGTGCCTGCAATTAATCCGTTTGCATATAATGATAATGAAGAAGGCAAGGTGTTTGCCGCAGCCAAAGTATACACTGTTGCAGAAGGTGCACTTAATTGTATAGATATTGGCACCAACGCTTCACTTGATGTTAATGTACTACCCGTACTCCAAGCAGGGAAAGCTGAGTACGTAAGCCCGTTAACAAGTAATGCTAAAGATCCATCCGGATTAATTACATATACAGATTTGCTTGCACCTTCCGTAGAAGCGGGAATTTCTGCTCGTATTTGCGTATTGGATACCCAGGTAATAGTTGTTGCAGGTGTTTGATCTATTAGAACTTGAGCGGCGCTATTAAAACTTTGACCATTAATAATAATGTAACCCCCTCCCACATTAGCAGCAGTATCGTCAAGTGTGTTGTATTGACTGTCTACTATTTGTACATTACTAATGCGAGGACCAGATATTGCTGCTAGAGTTTCTGGAGTTAAATTATTTACCGTTAGTTTTGTTGTCATTTTTATACGTAAGTTATACTTGTTACCGCAGATGCGCCGGTTGGGTTGGTCACAAATAATAAATTAATACCTACATTCGATGATGGCATAGATGCTCTAATTTCCGTAGAGTCAACACGTGTGACAGTTGTTGCTGTTTTTAAAGCGCCTCGTCTTACTGAGACTTGACACCCTATTTCAAAATTTGTTCCTAATATCTTTAAATATCCACCAGTAACATTAGATAATGAACCTCCAGATGAAACATAACTAGAATCCGTTACTATTACGTTGGCAATTGTTGGGCCGTCTAAAATTTGGCCTTGTGTTAATGCTATAAGCCTACTATCAAAATTTGCTAAAGTTACTTTGGTTGTCATGTGGTAATACTATTTTGTTCTTTTATTTATTAGTATTGCAATTTTACAATTCTGCAGACATAGGGAACACCTCAGCAATCACCTTAGCGCATGCTTTGGCAACTTCAATGTGTTCTTTTTGTGTGCCATTTTCCGAACGAAGTTGAATATAGTGAATCCAACTACGAAGAGTCCCGGCCATATAAAGCTTAGAAACTGTTAAACCTTCAGGAAGAACTGCTCGAGCTTGTTCTTTTGCAATTCCCATATCAGTTGCTTGTTTATAAACTTCTCTTGTCAGTTTAATAATTTCTCGTTGTTTTTCTTCCCACCAATTATTTAATTCTCTATGTTCTAGATTATTTAGTACGTCTAGCTCAATAGAGTTTTGTCTATTTTTAGTATCCTGCAATCTTGCTTCGCGAGTTACGAAATCTAAATCTTGCGTAGGGTCAGCATAACGCTGACTAAACTCTTGAAATGAGAATGAACGATGGCGAAGCATTTGTCTTGCAATGTCTCGTGTTGTTTCAATCTCAAGTGTCAATGATACCATCTCCAAAGGAGACCAATGTTTGTTGGCAATCAAATATTTAATTAATTTTTCAGATGTGCCTTTATTGTTTTGATTAGATGGATTAGAAACTCGAGCACAAAATGCTACAAGTTCCGTCATATTTTCTGCAAAGTATTGTGCTGGCTGTGAATAGGAAATAATTTCCACTTTCATATAATGCCGTCCCATCTATATTTTCTTATTGGTTTATTTTGTTCATATTCTATTGCAGCTTGCCATGCTTGCCACAATAGATCTCTAATATTGTTATCGGGTAATTCTCTTAATTTAAAAGTATCAAACAACCAAGTATCAAATGCTTGTATATCTTCATTCATATCAATCCCACAGTCCTTGGTAGTATTTTCCAAACAGTCGAAAGCCGTTTTGGATGCGTGTTTCTACCACTTTCATGCCTTCATAATCGCACTTGTAAGTGTCGTTGGGGCCGTGACCCATTTGCCAGTACTTGTGGTCACCTTTGGCAACTTCATTACCATCTTTATCCACTGGCACCCACAGTATATCATGTTCACCTTCGCGGAAAGCATCTTGCCATGAGTCATCCACTTTGCACTCAAATGCAAAGATCATTTCATCCATGACCCAGTCCCAACGTGCAAAATGGTTGGCATCTGTGTCATATTCGTTTTCTTTGGCCGGTGCAGAGGTTGACTTCAATTCTTCGGGCACATCTTCATCATCCACAAACGGTGCGCCATGCTTTTTTTCTTTCAATTGCTTGAGCATGGGCAGGATGATTGGTGCCAAGGTCGAATCCATGCTCCAGGTGTCATAACGGTCAATCTTTACATAGTTGATCGCTGGATGCACACGATCTAGCACCCACATGATACCTCGGCTGATGGGTGTAAGACGGTCTACCCACTTTTCGCACCAGTCTGGACGTTCCACATACAGAGATTTTTCTCGACGTTCATCTTCTAGTGTTTGTTCAAGTTTCCAACGAGAACACTTTGACCAGTCAGTCCAGAAGAACATGTAGTCTAACATGGTGTAAGGTGAGATCCAATGATCTCGATATCCGCTTATATAAACTTTCATTCTTCTTTCCAAGGTGTTACGAAAGTATTAAATTTGTGTTCATCATTCCACGCTTTAGCATAGTCATTGTCTTTATCACATAAAGCCAATACTTCATCTTTCGAAACAACACGGTGACTAATGATTTGCTCACCAATATGTTCTTGGCTAAATTCCATGGCCTCATTCAGTGTTACTGTATCAAGGGCCCATTCGGATTTACCTTTTGGAACTTCAACCATATACCGTTGACGGAATGTAGAAACACATTCAACAAGTACAAATTCAGTTTCAGTGTTATCTTTCTTTTTAATAGACCAGCTTCCATCTTTACCATCGAGCCATTCCAAAGTATCACCAATTTTCCAACCTAGCTCAGCTAGCATCTCATCGGTAAGAGGCAATATCAATTCGTTAGTATCGGGGTCTTCTTGTAAGGTCACAATTTGTCTCAACATCTTTTCCACTCCGTAAATTTAAGTTTAGCTTGTAAGCCAGAGAACATATTTTTAGAGATAACTTTGACAGGATCAATATTATTGAGCACCATGTCATTGATATCTTTTTCTTCAATGTTCTGAGGCCAGATAACCACATTATAATTGCTCGCAATGATTTTGTCAAGCACACGGGCAACATCTTTATTGCGAGGCTGATTATCAACAATCATAACCAATTTATCTTTTGGCAAACCAACCATTTCCATCTTACCAAAAGATGTACCACCAACTGCGATTGCGTTTGGTAAAAACAAACTATCAAGAGGACCTTCAACCACATGGATAGGTTTTGTCTTATCTACTTCGTTCATACCAAATACCAGTACATCATCTTCTTTAATTTTGATTAGAACATAGCGCAATGATTCGCCTCGCAATGCTCTACAAGTTACACCTGATAATTGACCGATACTATTGTAGAAGGGGATAACCAATCTTGGTTCTTCGGTTGTGATCTTATCTTTGTATTTATCACTTAATTGTCCAATATCCTTCATATTTTTAATGAAGTATAATCGTTTGAATTTTTCTTTCGGAATTTTTCTTTTCAAACAGAACTGCACAGCCTCATGATCTTCTGGTAAAGTATCAAGTCTGTCCAATAATTTATCTAACAGAGTTTCATCTGTTTTCTCAAATACTGGTTGTTCCATTTTAAATTTATCTTCAATCTTTTGATGCGGCTTCTTTGAGGGCAAGCCTTCATTATATCGTTCCATTACATATTGATTATATTGCATGCTATCCAATTGCTTCAAGAATGAACCAAAATGCATAGCTGCGCTACAGTTGTGGCACTTGTAGTATAAATCATTTTTAGATGGATAGAAAAATCCGCGTGCTTTGTTCTTTTTCTTTGTAGAATCGCCGCAAAGAACACACCTACAATTCCATAGGCGTTCGCTCTTTTGAGTAAAAAGCGGAAGACGATTACTTATCAGTTTTAAGTATTTTAGATCAGTGAATAATGACAAAATTGAGACTCCTTTAAGAGTCACTCATTATAATATAATTTTAGGCAGGAGTCAAGCAGTTAGAACAGCTTTTCCAATTTTAAGTGAGCCAAAACATAACCAATAACTATAGCACCGCCCATTATCATCCAGCGCCATTTTTCAACAGCGTGTAATTTTTCGGCTATTTGTTTATGTTGTTCTGTACTTGCTTTTGTTTGAAAATCTAATTTTTCCATGAGTTTATCATGTTTAGATTCAATGTCTTTATGTAAATCATCTCTCATATCGCTAATTCTGTGATGCAGTGTCGCATAATTTGTGTCTATCTTTTCTTCCAATTTTTCCATGGAACTTGAAATGGAGGTGACTTGTGTTTCTAAAACTGAAACACGCACATCGGTGTCAAGGCTTCGTATGTTATTTGTCTCAGGCATTTGGTTTACCTCTTCGGAACATTTGATTTGAAGAAGTCCATTTTTTCTGAGCCTTCTTACTTACTGGAACATCTTTATCTAGACCGGCTACGCCGCCTGTTGCTGCAGCATTATTAGCCGGTGCAACTGCTCCCATTTCTTCGGAAAATTGTCTAAATGATAGGATTTTATTTTTATCCATTGCTTCATTTAGTTCGTTAATTTCATCTGTTAAATCTTCATCTAATTTCTTTAAGAATTTTTCTTCAAGATTAATTGACTCTTTACCTTTGGCAAGATCTTCTTTAACCAAAGCATACGCCGCAGCAAGAGAGGCAATTTTTTTATTTTCGATAGGTACTTTGTTTATAATTCTTTTTAGTCTAAACACTAATCGGTGCAGTAATGTATAAGCATCACGCTTTTCTACCGTGTTGAGATTTCGCATTGGAATTAATTCTTTGCCTGTTTTATCAATGATGCCCATTTTAAATGCAGGTGTGTCTTCAAAATTTTGAACCAGCATGTGCAAAATTCTAAATGCTATGATTGAGTCTACAAATTTACCCATTACAGTCTCTTTAAATTTTCTAAGATTGTTTCGTCTATAGAAATATCTTTATCTAATATTTCTATACCCGGTGATACTATTACTTTTAATGGCATATAGTTTAAAAATACCAAGAATGTTTTTACCTGAGGCCAGAACTTTTCTTCCAGCTTATAAAATAGCATCTTGGTTGTTGCCTCTATACCAAATAGATTACCTAATACAATTATATGGTTGAGTATTAATCTCTCTTTAAGCTCTTTACCCACATTATGTTTTCTTAATAGTCTTTTTATATACTTAAATCTTTTAAGATCATTTAAGAATTCATCCATTCCCTTACAAGAGGGATTGTCATAATGCTTAATAGCATACATTGTAAAGTTATCTTCAGTCAATTCAATTATCATTTTTGTTTATCTTATTAGATTAAATGCTCCGTTTATTATAGATATACTGCCAGACAAAACAACATCTTTTTCTATATTAAAAACGTTATGTAAAAATATTCCAGTACCACCCATCAAAGATCTTGTATTCGTATAGTCATTATTAAGATTTGAAGTATAAATTGTAGTATTACTAACTGCAGATTTAATTAACCAATTTTTTAATGATGCTGGACTTATACTAGGATTAAGTTGTAAATACAATGCCGACACACCACATACTTGAGGGGAAGCCATTGATGTTCCAGATAAATTAATCTGTTTAAATCCCGAATCTTTAAAATAAGAAACAGCACTAAAATTATTAGTATTACTACAACAACTAACAACATTCGCACCCGGTGCCCAAATATCTATTCCAGGACCAGTTTCACTTGAATGTGCTTTTTGATCTTCATATTCAGAAAATGCTGTACTATCTATACTACCAACCTTTATTGCATCTTGGTCCAATGGACTAGATCCTCTGTGGTATGTATAATCTACCCCACCTGTTCTAAAACTATTATTATAATCTATACCATCTATTTTATCTATTTTGTGATAATTATTTCCTCCAGCGATTACAACATGTACGCCTTCGTCTAATAATTCCTGTATATCTACATCCACAGCACCAGATCTAAAATTAGTAATAAAGTTTCCACCACTTGTTATATTTACCAATCCGTAATTGGTCCAACGATAAGCGGCATTCGATGTTGTGGTCGCATCAGTATATATATTGCCTCTATGTAATACTCTAGTAACCGAAGAATATGATAATGTATATCCCCAACTCATATTAACTATTGTTGGTCGTTTAAATCCAGTGGCAGGATCAATTGGTTTATTTCTGTGCCATAATTTAATAACATCAAAACAATCACCTATAGAAATGCCTGTACCTGAATCTCCTGCACCTTCTAAACCAGAAACTTTTAGAGAATAAATTCTTGAATTTTTTGCCCAACCAAAAGTTTTTCCTGCAACTATGCCGGCAACGTGTGTTCCATGTCCATCAAAATCTCTATAATGATTGGCAGATTGTGTTCCCGCCAATCCAGATTCTGTGTACCAATTTATTTGTTGTACTCTTGTATTTCCGTTATCATCTGTAAATTCTGGATGATATACTTCAATACCACTATCTTGAATTACTACGTCTACGCCTGATCCATCTAAAACATAATTGTATGCATTATCGGAAGTAAGACCTAAACCATAATTGTTGGTTGGATTGTTTACTCTATTCAATCCCCAATTTACAAAATCACCTGAGGATGATGAAGTTTTTGTAAAATTAGATATTTGCTGGCCTCGCAAACCAATTATTACATCATCTCTTTGCCAAGGAGGTATTTCTACAGAATATATTCTAGGATCTTGTCTTAATGTTTCTGCTTCTTCATCTGTTAATGAATAGTGGCAATTGCGAGTACTTCCGTCTCTGTTATTAACTATTTCAACACGTCTAGACGGAACGAATGAATCTGAATCGTTTTCATTTTCAATTTCATTCCAAAAGATGTCATAGTCTACATCTTTTTTTAAACTAACAATATATTCTTTAAGCATCTAAGGTCCCAGAAAAAGGAAATCTACGTATTTGACCAGGCCAAATAATTCGTACTGCGCCAGGTTGACCATATTCGCCACTACGATTATTTGTTCCTGTTCCTCCCCCACCACCTGCGCCAAAATTTGCACTGCTGCCATAGTCTGCAGATCCGTCGCCGCCTTGAGTAGAGTTTACAGAAATACTACCACCTACGCCGCCGGCCCCTGTGGAACCTTTACCATACAATCCGACACCGCCGCCTCTAGAGCCTGTAGAAATTCTAATAACATCGCTTGAATATCCTGCGCCGCCACCGCCACCGCCGCCACTATCATTGGCTGCACTATCTCCGCTATAACTTTCAGAAGTAGCAGGAGATCCTGCTTCTCGTTGTCCTCTGGCACCATATCCACCTGTGCCAGAATATCCGCCTGCGCCGCCACCTCCTGGAGGTCTAAAACCAATTTCAGAAGTATCTATAGTACCGCCAAAACCTCCGGCGCCGCCACCATCATATATGCCAGATATAGAACCGCCTTGAGCATTAAAGGAACCAATACTAACTTGAACGTTTCCTCTAGATCCTTGTGCACCACCGCCCGCTACACAGGAAAAGGCATTAGATGCCTCGCCGCTTGTACTTACTTGAACTGTTGCACCGTCTATAGTAATTTGTGCATTTCCTCTATTGCCAACAACTATAGTATAATATACTCCAGAGATAACGCTAACATTGTTTCTATAAGCTAAGGCGCCCCCACCGCCACCTCCGCCTACTCCTAATAAATCTGAACCTGCATCGCCGCCGCCACCGCCGCCTACTACAACTACAGATATTGCAGATACATTACTTGGACACAACCATTGATATGTTCCAGGAGTTGTATATTCTTCTTGGCCATAATTCAAATATCGTTCTTTTCCCTGAAAATCGCCTAAAGAAATAGAGCCAGATTCAATCTGTGCAAGTTGGCGCACATTTGCATCATTAATTTCTATAGTTTGGAAGGGAGGACGGCCAAGTTCAAGGTTAATAGATTCGCCAACTACATCGCCACCTAAACTTATATTACCTGAAGTATTAAGTGACATTATCTATCCTCTAGTAATAAATTTACCTTTTCCTCTAGTTGTTTTATGGCTTCAACTAATACAGGAATAATTTTTTCATATCGAATTGTTAGATATTCAGGGTCAATTGGTGCAGGAGCTGTTACTTCAGGTAACACTTTAAATGCGTCCTGTGCGGATAATCCAATTTCCCTAGTCGCAGTATATCCAAGTGATTGAGCTAATTCGTTAGCTTCATAATAAAATCCAGTCAATTGTCTAACAATGCTTAGAGCATCTTGTATTTCACCTAAACGAGTTTTTAATCTATCGTCAGAATAATATGCTGTAATATTATTTGTTGCCTTAATTTCCCCAGTTTGTCCAGATGCAGATACACCTACACCTAATGAATTAACTTGAGAGTTTGAGGCAGTAGTAAATCCTCCAGGAACACCCTGCGGACCTGTTGAACCTGTTGCACCCGGATCACCAGTTGGTCCTGTTGAACCCGTTGCCCCTGATGCACCAATACCAGTTGCACCTGTTGAACCTGTTGCACCCGGATCACCAGTTGGTCCTGTTGAACCCGTTGCCCCTGATGCACCAATACCGGTTGCACCTGTTGAGCCTTGAGGTCCTGTAGATCCTATATCCCCGGTTACGCCTGTTGCCCCAGTTGGACCTGTTGCGCCTTGCGGACCTAATATTTTTCCTACATCAATAAAACTATTTGAAGAATTTAAATATACCCAAAGGTTACCTTCAATTAAATAACCTGACCCATTAGTAACATTACTATTAGGTAATAAATTTACATTAGCAAAAGTTCCTAAAATAGTTACACTTGAGCCAGCAGGGCCTGTTGCACCAGTAGATCCTGTACTACCGGTTAGTCCTGTATTTCCTGTAAGACCTGTCGCCCCAGTTAATCCTACATTACCAGTTAACCCTATGTTGCCTGTAAGGCCTGTTGCACCAGTAGATCCTGTACTACCGGTTAGTCCTGTATTTCCTGTAAGACCTGTCGCCCCAGTAATTCCTACATTACCTGTTGGTCCTGTATTTCCTGTAAGACCAGTAGCTCCTGTATCTCCTTGCGGACCTTTTATCTCACCTACATTTATCCAATTGTTAGTTGTTCCTTCTGTCCAAACCCACAAATTACTTTGTATTATATATCCATCGCCTACAACATTTGCTGAAATTGGAAATATGGATGTGTTTGCTAAAGCACCCTTTATTACAATAGTACCAGGATTTACTCCGCCTATAGTAGAACCTGAGGGTAAAGAGATTCCACCATCATCTGCTGAAATAGTTACACCGTCTCCAAAATCTAAAGTTTGTGCAGCAAGATAGACAGTTTTCCATCTACGTGTCGGAGAACCTAGATCATATGTTAAATGTGCCTTAGGTAGTAGATTGCCAAATTGTAGAGTGTTTTCTTCAGTAAGATCAATGATAACATTTGCTATATCATAACCCGAAATAAGTACATTTCCGGTTTGCCCATTGACAGATGTTACACCGGCTTCAAAGGTAATATTTCCACCAAGAATAGCGTTTGCTAATCTAACAACCAAATTGGCAACAGTTATACTTTTGCTGGAATTTGCCTGAATGATATACAACAGATCATTTGGGTTTGCCGCATTAGTTCTTGGTAATTCTGATATTTTTAGTTTTGCCATTTTTATTATGCGCCTCGTAGCATACAGCCATTGAACCAAGTAATAGCTGGGTTATTAACTGTTGTGACAGTTAAATCTGATCCAAGCCCCTGTTGAACATATATTTCAAAATAATCACCTGTACCATTTGCATAAACCAGAGAACTTATTTGCATTGCCCAGAAGTTTGCAGCAATATTGCTGCCTTGTTGATTTGTTCCACGTTTGTACTCTGCTCCATTTTTCAAAATAACGATCATCATTTCGCCGGTGCCACTTGCGCCATCCAGTCGAACTTCTGCGTTTAATTGATAATATCCCGCAACAGTTGGAGTAAATCTTGAACTGCTATAATTGTTATTAGTATCAAATTCTTCTACTTGAAACAAAACTTTTTGTTGTGAACCACTAGTAATTGTTTGTAGGGTAGCGTTTGCGTAAGCACTAAACGCAGGACCAGCAACCACTGCTGTTGACCAAGTGTTTCCGTTATAATATTCAGGTGAATTAACAGTAGAATTATAAATTGTGTCGCCGGTAGAAGCAACGATATTTCCACGATTTGCTGTACTATATGATCTTAGTCTTAATGGTGAGTTTGTAACTACGACTGCACCACCGTTAGTACCATTTGCAGATAAATTAACATTAGTTGCAGATGATATTGTAGGTACACCAACTCCTGTTGATACATAAGAATTTGCTGTTACTGAACCAGTAAACCTAATGTTACCCTCAACATTACTATTGGGCGCAATACCGCCGTCCGAAGATATACGACCATTGGCTTCAATGGTAATAAATTTTCCTGCTATAAGCAAATTGCCTATATCGTTAATTTGTGTTTTGTATATTGCTCTTGCCATTTGCTTTATATTTATTAGAATGTTATTGAACCAGAGCTATAGAATGTATATGTTTGGAATCCACCACCATTGACATATAATACATTTGATCCTGTTGTACTGTTTGCTGGATTAAAAGATGAAGGATATGCAATAATTACAACACCCGAACCGCCTGAGCCACCTGCGGAAGGCGAGTTACCTGCGCCGCCCCCGCCACCGCCAGTATTTACAGTTCCTGCACCTGTACCTGTACCAGAGGTGCCGCCGTTACCGCCACCGCCTGCTCCGCCAGAAGCAGCTAATACTGTGTCAAAACCGCCTCCGCCTCCGCCACCACCGTAAGTTGCTGATATAAATACGGCGCCTTGGCCGCCATTTCCGCCTTTTGTAGAAATACCGTTTCCGCCCACAGCGCCGGCACCACCACCACCACCACCCATAAACGGACCAGAGGCAGCAAAACCTGCGCCACCAATATAACCTTGCCCAGCAGTGTTCGCACCGCCCGCGCCGGCATTAAACCCGCCACCGCCGCCAGATCCACCCGAAGTTCCTGCGCCAGCATTTCCTACACCGCCACGACCTCCACCGATAGATGTGACGGTAGTAAATCCAGAACCACTAATAGAACTATTTGCCCCTATAGTACCGGTAGTTCCACCTGAGCCTCCAGCACCTACTGTTATTATAATGTTAGATCCTACAATAACAGGAATATCTGAAGTTAAAAACCCCCCACCGCCACCTGCACCATAATTTGATCCGCCGCCGCCACCCGCTACTACCAAATAAGTAACTACCGGAGGTAAAAATGCTGAAAGTATATAAGGAATGTTTCCTGAATTCATCTTTTTAGATGAGGTCGTCCTTAAACTATAACGAGAAGTTGACATTAATAAATCTCAGTTCCAAATAGATTAAATGAAACATTACCTTGCCATGAGAATACTGTAACAACATCTGTTGCATCCAATGACATACCCATAGTAAGAGCAATAGCATCTTGTGCAGGCAATGGAACATCAAAGGCAACATAGTGTTTACCGACCAATGTTTCATTTGCAGGTCTAACGGCAATCCTAAATGTAACATTAGATGTAGATTGATTGCATACATTCAATGTAGAAACAACCGCACTATTTCCTGCAGGTACAGTATATAAAGTAGTAAAAGTATTTGAAACAGGTAAAGATTGACCTAGAACTTTGTATTTTATCGCCATATTTTTCCTTAAGCGCCCATCAACAAGAATGGACTAATATTGTCTGTACCAGAAGAAGCTCCTACT